GAAGAAGCCACAGAATTATTTCATCCAGTATTAGATTAGGATAGATTAGATTTATTGTTTTATTGCATTCTATGGTTGCTAGGTTTTCTAGGAATTAAATCCGCACGCGGTCATTATAGCACTGGCAACTTTTGAATTACTACTATAATCAGTCCCATCAATATAAGGATTACTCATACCACTAGCAACATTAGATTGATAACCTTGAATTGCATTCAGTTGGTCGATATCACATAATCCAAAATTAATTATATTATTTGCATATAAATTTGCGCATTCATTTACATTATTATAAGAGCTTTTTGTTGGATCAGTGTCATCTGGTAGACTTGATAAATATGAATCTACTGTAGAATAAGCAGCCTGAAATGGTGTAAGTAATTTATCAGATTTATAGCCACCCGAAGCATATCCATATTGCCCGTTAGAATTAAATATCTGATACATATATTCATCGTTGGCAATATCTATTTCCTTATCAAATGACACTGCAGGGCAATGCGGATTAACATTCTCACTAGCATTTCTAGAACCACTAGCAGTACTATTAAAATCTTCAAAAGTCCTTTTTACTAAATTAACCCCATGAAGACGTAGAAATCGTGCTATATCATCATAGGTACGGGAACCCATATAAAATCTCTTTTGATTATCCACTAGCAGCACTAAACTAGGCACGCTAGTTATCTTATTTTCACTAATTTTATCCTTATTATCACCATCATTAGAATCACAATTTATTTCTTCATAAATGACATCCGTCGGTAAATCATTTAATATTTTGCTCCAAATAGGCATAAATGTTTTGCAATGGGGGCAACTCGGTTTATAGTATAATTCTAATTTGATTCGATTAGTTCTGTTAAGATAGCTAGTTATATATCCATCTGGATTTGCATCTGGATTTGCATCCGGATTTGCCATTGTGTTTGCGCCAGTGAAACTTTCTTCAATAACGCGATTAATGTTTCTAAAAGCTTCATTCCGGGCTTCATTCTGGGCTGTATCTAGAGAGTTAGCTAATTTAATATTTTCTTTTTTTGTGGTTGTAATATACTCTAGCAGATTGCCATATATATCACTATTAAAAAATAGTTTGATTATCAAGATTACTAATAATATGCATAATATTATATGTAAAATTGATAAAGTTGTTTCATATAGCAAACCCATTTTCAGTTGTAGTCTGGTTTATTATATACGAATAAAATATTTTCAAAGTATAGCTTTTATTTGTCTTTTATTTGCCATTTATTTATCATTTATCAGACAAGTGTTCTATTATATATGTCTGATACTAATAAACAATCAAATTTCATAGATTTTATTAATCATTTACTAACATTTAATAAGCAACAAGAATTATTTCAAAAAAAGCAATATACAGATATTAATCGTGGAGTGAATTTAGATTTGGCACCTGGCACTGATGATTTACCATTCCGTTTTAATATATCTGCAAACGTGGTAGTTAGAATATGTCATATTGTTCTAGAAATATTCCGGGCGGAATCAAATATTTTGAATCTAGAGGCGCCTTGTAATATTTTTGGTGATATTCACGGTCAGTTTAGTGATTTGGTGCATTTTTTAGAAATGTGTGGATTACCACCGGATAATAAATTTCTGTTCTTGGGTGATTATGTAGATCGTGGAAATAATAGTATTGAGGTTTGTATGTTATTATTTGGAATGAAAATCTTGTATCCGGAAAGTATATATCTCATCCGGGGCAATCACGAGTGTCCTGAAATAAATCGCCTTTATGGCTTATATTCAGAATGTGAATCGCGGTTTGGTGCAGATAAGGATATTGTATTTGAAAAAATTAACCAAGTTTTATGTGCATTACCATTATGTGCAGTTATAAATAATAAAATATTTTGCGTTCACGGAGGTATTTCTCCTCATTTAAATAAGTTAGATGATATCAATAAACTCACACGATTTGGCAAAATACCAGATTCCGGTTTGTTTTGTGATTTAATGTGGGCTGATCCTACAATGGCATCAGTTGATAATTGGGGGATGAATTCCCGCGGCATTTCTTGTACTTATAATGCAGATTCAGTTGAAAAATTTTTAAAAAGAAATAAACTGCAGCTTATATGCCGGGCACATCAACTAGTAAGTGAAGGCTATAAATTCTTTGCAGATAATAAATTAGTAACAGTATTTAGTGCGCCTAATTACTGTGGTAATTGCGGAAATGATGGTGCAGTTATGAAGGTGTCAGAAAATTTAGTTTGTTCTTTTATTATAATCAAACCTACCAATATTCTCGCTAGTAATGCAAGTAATGCTAGTAATGCCAGTAATGCCAGTAATGCAAAGACTAGAAGAACACGAGTTCTAGATAAAATAGATTATTGAATATATTAGGCATATTAGGCATATCAACAAAGGTGCATTAATTCATTTATTCATTAAAGAATATATATTTAGTGTTGTTTTTTTTTGTTTCGTTAGTGTCTTTGGTGTTTGTAGTTTCTCTGTTTTTATTTGGATGTGTAGTGTTTGATTTAATATCTATTTCTTCTAGTTCTGTTTCTCCAAATATTATTTCTTCATCATTTAATTCATCCAGGTTAAGATTAATTTCATCTACATCATTAATTTGCAATTTAACATTATCTTTTTGCTTTTCTGTTCCCTTTTCTATTTCCTTTTCAGTTTCAGTTTCCTTTTTCTTATCCGTTTCCTTATCCACTTGATTATTATCATCACTTTCTAGAACAATTTCATCATCCATCGACGCACTTACACCTGCACTTACACCTGTACCTGTACCTGTACTTTTATTTTCAGATGGTGTGCGTATAGGTAATTCATCTAATAGTGCTTCTAGATTATTTGCTGATACATTGCTAGATTCTAACTCTATTGTATTCTGCTTATTATCATTTCTAGTGCTATTGCTAGTGCCATTGCTAGTGCCTTTTTCAGTTGCATTTTCTTTAGAAGCATTTTCTAGAGCTAGCGTAGTATTCTGATTATCAATACTCTCTAGATTATCAATGCTCTCTAGATTAGCAATGCTAGATGTAGATTCCAATTCTGCTACCAATGCTGGTATATTTTTAATTTGACTTTCTTTTTTTACACCGCCGCCAATATCTATATTCTCTTTAGATTCTTCAATAATTGTCTTTTTATTAGTTTCCTCACCAGCTTCAGCGGCCTTTTCCACAATTTTCTCTACTACTGTTTCTACTAATTCTTTCTTAATAATATCAGTCTGGGGTCGAGTATTAAGTTCTTCCCGAATTACCTTTCGAATTAAATCAATATCTATTTCTCCTCCACTAGATAAAGATGATTTCCCGGTAGTTTTTAATTCTTTTTTAACTACACTTTCTAGTTTCTTCATATATTTCTTATTAGCGGGTTCTCGAACATCATCATCGGCTTCTTCAATCTCCTCATCTGGTTCATTTAGAAATTCTTTTAAAATATGTCGTACTGGTAATTGTCGCCTTATAGTTTCCATAATACATTCCGAAATCATACTTTCGCTATCTCGCATATTCTTTTGCAATTCATATTTATTGGCGTTTTCACTGAATAAATAAGGGTCTTTCCAAAATTCGCGGGCGCATTCAATATAACATAGATGGATAAAATGCCCACCATTAGGAACTTTAAGACTAAGCTTTTTATTCTTCTGGGCACTATGAACTATAGTCAACACTTTAATATGACTAACATAGATGACTTTTAATAGATCTTCAATATAATCACACTTACTTACGCTAACAATGCGTTCAAATTCTTTGGTTATAATATCTTGAGACCATTTTGGAATACGGCTTAGCAAGTCTTGAAATACCATAAGCACTTTTTCAGGAGTGTTATCTTGATTGCATATATCCTTGGCATCTAGATAAATACTTTTAACACCTTGATAAATACAGGGTTTCAAAACAGAAATAAGTTGCTTTGTATATTCCTCTTTTGCATCAACTAGAACTGCTATACTACCTTCTTCCATATTCTAGAATGAATTAAGATGAATTAAGATAAATTAGATAACAACGAAAAGCACGTATTTAATAATTACCAATAATCTATAATAAAGAAAAAAACGAAAAGACTTCTTAAATTTATATAAACTTATATATATAGTAATAAATAACTTTATTTATCTTGCTAGAATGAATACCAATACAATATGTTCGCCAACCCCACGTAATTTTCAAGCAAAAACACCATTCGAACGTAAATTATTAAAAATATCAGCTAAAGCTGATTCAAGATGTTTAAAATATGAAAAATGTAGTAAAGCTAAATGTAATTTTCCTGATATAAAATTTAAAAATGAATTAATGAAAGAAGCAATGGATGACCCATCTAAAGTAATGAATATAGTTCAAAAATGCTTAGATAGTAATGATAAAATATCTTGCACCCATGATGAATATGTTAAAATATTTCCTAAATCAAAAACACTTGCAGAACAAGTAAAAAAGTGTAAAAAAGAAACTTGCAAAAAAGAAAGTGATTCAATGATTGCATTAGGTGAGAAATTACTAAAACAAGTTAAACTTAAACAAATTATTGATAAATTTGCAAATATGATTTCCAAAACTAAAAATAACAAGGAACACGGCACCTCTAAACGTAAAAGTAAGAAGAGTATGCCTAATACCTTATTAACTAATACGCAAGTGTTAGGTAATATGACAAATAATAAATAGATTAGATTATTATACACATATACAAATGAATTAGTAATAAATAGTATCCTACTTACGAAGGTTATTATGTGATTTACGAGACTTACGAATACTTTTACGAGACTTGCTTTTTCTGGTTGATTTTCGAGAACGGTTAACTCGTCGATTACGTATTCCACCACCACTACTACGAGTCATACCGTAATTTGTAAATCCTAAATCGGCAGTAGCAGTTGCGGGGCAATCACCATCTGCGGTTCCATTTAGAGGAATGCGTGCAGGTAGACCACCTATCTTATCATTTAGATTAAATGAATAAATAGCACCGCCGCGATGTTTCTTAAGAGTCTTGGATTTATTTTGGCGTTTGTTATACATAGTGAATATAGTAAACTATTAGTAGTAATCAAATTTATTATATACATAGATAATTATTTAGCATAATCACATAAACACAAAATCACAATTTCATAAATTATATAAGTAAAAACATATAAGTAAAAACACATAAGTAAAAACATATAAGTAAAAACATATAAGTAAAAACACATAAGTAAAAACATATAAGTAAAAACACATAAGTAAAAACACATAAGTTAAAAAATTGAATTAAATAATATATACGTAGAACAATTACAAATTATGACAACCGTAAGAGAAAATAAAATCAAAAATAAAATAGTAGATATCGATGAATTATATTCTAGAATTATCCGTAATCATATATTAGACTTATTAAAAATTATTAATTCTAA